TTGCACCACCTCTTAGAGTAGACTTATGAATTTGTGCAGAAATTTGGTTAACTTTAGTAATTAAAGTTTGATTCCAATCTTTTTGCGTATAAGCATTAGATGCTGTTGCAGTTTTTCTCCATCCTTGGTAATCCCATCTTGCGTTAACACCTGCGATTCTTAAATCTCTTAAGATTTCTCTATCGATTTCAGCAGCAACTTGCTCAGACAACATAGAAGTCAATTCAGCTTCAGCGTCAATGTTGTGGAATGCACTAACATCTTGTGCTAATTCTGGAGACCATGTAGCTCTTAATTTTCTTTCTTCAACAGCAACAACAACTTCATCCAATTTGAAAGAAACTTCACCTAGTTCAGTCTCTAATTCAAGAGAAGCATATTGTGTCCAAGAAACATTAAATTGAGTTTGAGTCATAGCAGACTGAGTAAGTCCAGCAGCATTAACCGCAGCACCAACATAACCATCAAAAGTAGCTGTACCACCATTTTGAGCAACTGGGTGAGTTAAATCAACCTCAATGAATAAGTCACCACCAGCATCACAAATGTCACCGTATTCAACGATTCCTTTTCCGTACTTTTGAGTAACTAATCTTATTGGTAGTTCACCAGCAGCAGCAACAATTTCCTTAGAATCTGCATCAATTAATTGAGCAGCAGCAGTAACCTTTAAAGAAGCTAAAAATGCTTCAGTATCCATTTCGTTTCCGTCTGGTCCAGTTAATACACCTTTTCCTCTTCCAGCACCAAATCCAGATACTTTAAGGATAGCACTTCTAAGAGAACCATCAGTAGCAGTTGGAAGGTTAGAGAACGCAGCAGCAGCTGAGAATGCACCATCAGCACCTAAAGTTTGTAAGAATACAGTAGGGTTAGTAAAAATAGTTACCGTTCCTTTTGAATTATCAAATAATCCATCATTGTAGTATAAATCATATAAAGATTTAGCCTTCATTGTAGTAGCAGCACAATTTCCAGAAACGTCTACACAGACAGGAAGACCTGTAGAAGCCATTGAAGTGTGTGCAGAATACTGAGCACCATCAATATATGGGTCACCAGCAGCACCAGCAGCGTTAACTCTGTTTGACGTTTGTGGTACAAAGTAGAACAATTTACCAATTGGCATGTTCATAGCTTGTACAGACACGATGTCATTAGCTAATAATTTTGAGAATACTCTTCTCACGATAGGAAATACTACCGTTTCAAAAGAACCTGAAGACGTAGCATCAGTTGCTTCTGTTAATAAAGAAGTCGCTTGGTTCTCAAATAATTGAGCAACGTTTTCTTTAACGTGACCCTTAAGTCCTTCTAAGAACCCTAAAGAATCCCATTTTTGTTGAGTTTGTTCACGAACAACCTTCATGTGGTTTAATCCGATGTTCCCAACTTGTCCAGAATTTAATAAATGTGACATAATTGTTTAATTTTAAATTTAATTGTATTATTATTATTATTATTATTATTATTATTATTATTTTTTATCGACTCTCTTAATTAAGTCCATAATTCTAGAAGTTTCAGTATCAACATAAACAGTACTTTCGTTTAATTGTTTAGATGTACCAGAATTAACTTCCTTTTCAATCTTATTATTGATTGACTCGTTCATTGGTTTTCTTGAACCTAATTCACTAGCAATCGCTTTATAAAGTTTTTTCGATTCCTTAAGAGTTGAAACTTCATTATCAAATCTTTTAAAGATTCCTTCTTTTTCAGTCTTAGTTGTCGAGTGTTCCATAAATAACTTAGTTACATAAGTTAAGTTTGAGTTAAAAACCACAGTTTCTGCTAACATTGTTCTAAATTGTTTAAGAGCTTGTTTGTATTAACCATTCTTACCCTTTAATTCTTTAGCTTCAGTTAACAAAGCATTATATTTTTTAGTTGTTGTTGATTCGTTCTTATACGGTTTTGCACCTGGACCAACTGGTGGATTAGTTGAAGGTATACCATATTCGTTTGCGTGTTTACCTCTACTACTTACACCTTTAGGAATAAGTTCGTTTAAAGGTTCTTCACCTTCTTCA